TGGTTAGATTGTTCTATTTGGGGAAGAAGAGGTGAAGCTCTAAATGATAGCTTAAAGAAAGGTCAACAAGTGTTTATCTCTGGTGAGTTATCCACAAGGGAATATGAAAAAGATGGACAAGCCAGAACTGCTTTATCTTTAAATGTTCAGAGTTTAGCTTTTGGTGCATCGTCAAAAAATGCTGAAGATAAAACCCTTTCTAATTCAACTGAACTAAATGATGAGATACCATTCTAATGAATAAAAATCAGCTTTTAGATGCCTGTAAAGTTGCCCTTAATAGTCGAGGGCAACATTATGGCAAGGTATTAGAAAACCATAGCCGTATAGCTAAAATATGGTCTGTAATAGTAGGATCAGAAATAACTGAAGAACAAGTTGCTTTAATGATGGTTGGATTAAAGGTTGCTAGATTAGTAGAAACACCAGATCATCAAGATAGTATTTTAGACATAGCCGGGTATGCAGCAGTTATGAGTGAATGTATTGAGGAAAAGAAGACCCAAAAAAGTACCGATAAGCAAACAGAGGGATATCTTTGGCACAAGAATTAAGCGCATTAAGAATTGTGTTTTTTGTGAAATTGGTATTGACTTAGATGAAGATATATTTGTTGCAGATGGTCGTGGTGATCTTCTGCACTTAACTTGTTTTAATGAAAGATTGGAAGCATTTAATGAGGGAAAAAGTTTACAAAGGGATAAAGAGAACAAGGGAACAGATTGAAGAACAACATCAGCGATTTAGTCGGTGTTATAAATGTGATGTAGAATTAGAACCTATAAAAGTTCCCAGAGTACAACCTAGAATGTGCAATAAATGCAGAAGAAATGCTAATTATAGTGATGCTGAACTAAAACAAATTCCAAAAATGCTACAAAAACAAAATGCAAAAAGGGATGATTTAGATGATGAAATGTTTGAAGATTGCCCTGTAGCAGTAGCTGAATATGAAAAAGAAAGAAATGTACGTCACAAATGGTTTACACCAGTAAATAGTTCTGGAAATTCTATGTTATCCACAATTATGTCAACTAATCCTAGCAATTATAGACATAAAGTTGGTTCTGCTAGAGATGGTGTTAGGTATAAAAGAAAAGATTTATAGGAGTTTATTATGCAATCTTACAAATTCACTTTGTTTTACATTTTATCAATAGTTTTAATTAACATTGGTTTTGTTTATGTTCCTCTAATGCCTTTTTTTGACACTATGTATCCACCTATGAGCATAGCAGTTGGTTTAATTTTTGTTTTAAGAGATTATGCTCAAAGAGAAATTGGACACAAAATAATTATTGCAATGGGAATTGGCGCTTTTTTAAGTTATATAATGGCAGATCCATATGTTGCCATAGCATCATTAATTGCATTTGCAGTTTCCGAAACTATTGATTGGTCAATATTTACTTTTACAAAAAAACCTTTGCACAAAAGAATATTAATAAGTTCTTTAATTTCAACACCAATAGATAGTGCATTATTTTTGTATATTATTGGTCACTTTAGCATATTAGCGACAACAACAATGTTTGTTTCAAAAATGATTGCAGCTTTAATTATTTATTATTTTTTATATAAAAAACATAATGATACATTATCACGGCACTCCATTAACTCCTAAAGAGCAATTTTATAAAATGGCAGGGAAGCACTTTTGTGTTTCCTTTGCTAGACCAGATGATGCCGAAAGGTGTTTATTAATTGCTCAATCAATTATGTGGGATAATGGAGCATTTACAAGTTTTACAAAAGGGAAAAAACTTGACTTTAATGCTTATTATAAATGGTTAGAAAATAAATTAGGTCATCCCCATTGGTGTGTTATTCCAGATGTTATAGGTGGCTCTGTAGAAGATCAGAAAAATTTAATAAAACAATTCCCATATCCTAAAGAATTATCTTCTCCTGTTTGGCATTTAAATTTAGATTTAGATTATTTATTATTTTTAACAGATAATTATCCAAAAGTTTGCTTTGGTAGTAGTGGTGATTATTGGAATGTTGGTGATGAAAGATGGTGTTCAAGAATAGATAAAGCATTTAATTTACTTGCACAAAAAAACAAACATCTTCCATATATACATATGTTGCGAGGTCTTGCTTTAGGTGGAACTAAATATCCATTTGCATCAGCTGATAGCACTAATGTAGCGAGAAACTTTAAAGATAAAAATCAATGTCCAGAATTAATGGCAAGAAAAATAGATGCTATGCAAAACCCTATTCATTGGAAAATCGCATCAACTCAAATAGAAATTGACCTATAATGGCGCACCTTGACAACAATCATCAATAACTGAATGGCACAATACACATTGCTCATGTCCACCAACATTAACTGTTTGTAATGCACCTTGACAACGTGGGCATCTAGGTAAGCAATGAGTTATAGTTTCAACCCACTCCTCACCAAAACCTTTTTCAGTTTTATCTTCTTTATCCCATTCTTTTTTTAGGTTTTCCCACTCGCTCATTTTTCTTCCTTTTTCTTTGCAAAGTTAACACCTAAATTCTTTGCTGCTCTTTCACCATACCAAAAACCCATAGAAAGCAGATTTAATTGCCATAACATTTCCATAGTGTCTTGCTCTACATTCCTAGTTAAAAACCCATAAATAAATGCACCTGCTAATAAATATGTTAATACAGGTCTTACTGATCCTCTTAATATCTGTATTGTCCAATGAACTTGATCTCCTCGACCCTCATAAGCAACCACAAAATCCCTAAAAGAACCCTCTGCTTTTTGCACCTCTTTTTCCATTTCCATTCTGGCTTTTTCTTTAGCCTTTGGATCTGGGATTAAATCTAAAACCTTGCCCATAGCAGGTTGTAATAATGGTAATAATGCCTGTATCATATTAATAACTCCATATATTAGGTCTAGGATCTTGCTCATAGGTGTCTAGGTGTAAAAACCTACCTTTTCCTTTTTGCCTAATCCCTATGCCCTTAAAACCTAGATTAATTGCTAATTTTAATATTTTATATGCTTCTTGTCCATCGCAAGCGATATCAACTGCCAGACCTCTAGTATGAACACCCGGTTTTGACTTAGCATCTTCTACAGGATGTTTTGGATCACGAAAACCACTAGTAATAATTAATGGTTTACCATATGCAGTTCTTAGTTCTTGTAACTTGCCCATAAAATGCTCATTCATAAAACATTTCCCGGTAAAAGTACAAGCTAACTCTTTTTCTGTAAAATTAGGATAATTTTCCCACCTCATTGCAATCTCCTCTGATTTACTATTTGTAATGCTTTTTCAAACGTAAAATATTCAATATCATTTTTTTCAAAAAACTCTTTTCTGTATCTTTTTGATAATACTTGTATTTGTTCTGTTGCATTAAAGACCACTCGTCTATGATTAATTCCAACGTGCGCCAATATATCATAACTTTCTACACCTTTAATATGCTTTTTTCTGCCACTACCATTATTGAAATGATAAATAGCTGTAATTCTACTTTTCTCTAATCTCAATGATGCTGATTTTACTTGCACTCTTAAATATTGATCGTCTTTCCAAGCTAACAAATCCACACTATCTTGCTGTGCCATTGATACTTTCCAACCTAATTCAAGCAATGCAGTAGCACAAATATATTCACCAATTAAACCTTTAGTGGTTTCTGCGATTAGCATTGAATGCTTCCATTATCTCTTTTATTGATCGATTGCATCCTATGCATATTTTATTTTCATCTAACTTACAAACTCCAATGCAAGGTGATTTAATTGGCAACTGGTAATCCTATCATTTCATTAATACCAAACATTTCCATTATTATAAATGTAAAAAATAAAAGCAAAACACCACCTGCAATTAATTTTCCACTAAAATTAGTTGATCCTATTTTTATAGCTATAAATTCATTTCCTAAAATTCTTAGTATTAATTCAAAAGAATTATCACCAACATTAGCTGATATTATTTTTTTATTTTCCGACACTTCTTAAACTCTCCATAACTTTATCAATACTAGGTTCATCTTGTCCGGGATTATAAATGCATTTATATTGTTTTGGACACCAACTTTCAATCATCATTTCATAAGTTCTATTTCCACCTTGATAGATACAGGCTTGCTTCCCGGTAATTTGTGACTTAATTCGTTTCTTTAATCTACAAGTTGTATATTTAGGATTAGGTGTTAAACCTTGATTTATCTTCTGCTGCTTTGTGTATTCTTTGGATTTATATTTGTATCCATTAGCAACAGATACACTTGCATCACATATCATTGATAATGTTAATGGCAAAATCACAATAAATTTAATCATTAAATTGCCTAATAATAGAGATATCGTGAATGTTT